ACTTTGTAGAGCCATAGTGAGATAATTTAACTGCACCAGTAGAACCATCTGCTCTTAAGTAATCAGTAGTGCCGCCACTACCATCATCAGCTTGTAGTATTACATCTTGATCATCAGCATTTGTTTTAATATTAATACTACCTGTGTCACTAATAACTTGCAAAAGAGAACCAGTATGCCTTATATAGGCATCATTATCAGAACCAAACCTAGTTCTCTCATTATCAGCAAATGATGCATGACCATCACCATCTTTGAAAACAGTTTTAGATCCTGGCAATGTACAAAATATATCTCTTGATCCCGAACTCCAATTTACAGCATTGTTAGAGTTTGAGCTTGATATAATAGTTGTACGGGCAAGGGTAGTACCAGAAGAAGCAAAAGTACCTAACCCTACCTCAAAATCAGTTCCATCAGTACAACAATAATATGTTGTATCACCATTGCTTAAATTAGCGGTAAAAGTTTCAAAACCAGATACTGCATCACCTAAAGTATAAGTTCCAGTGCTAGTTGTGGTTGTTGTCTCTTTTATCCTATCTGATAGAACAAAAGCCATTACTTAAGCTCGATAGTTAAGTTCGTAGCATTAATTCTAAATATGTCTCCAGACTCAATTGTTTTACTTGCGTCTAACGCACCTACAAACAATATGTTACCAGAAGTCAAAGCGTCTGCTATAAACACATGGGTAATCGTATTATTTGTACCACCTGACGCTGGAAAGCTAATAGCATTTGTGTTTTTAGCTGTTTGTGTGTCTGTTGAGTCAGCTCCTATTGTTGTCCAATCGGCTGCTGGAACTTGCTGTCTAGCATAGTTTGTAAATGTTGCTTCTGTCAAAGACCCAGTTTCTGCTGCGGATACGGCAGTTGCCAATCCCACATAGATACTGTTTCCTGGTGATGAGAAAGATAGAGAATTATTTTTAAACAAAAAATGTAATAATCTTCTTTCTAGATAATTGGTTGCTGCGTTTGCTGTTGCCATTTTCTACTCCTTCTTTAAGTTCGTGGCGCTCTTGGTAAGCCTAGTTTATATGCGTCTTCATTTTCTCTAGCTTCCCCAAAATCTTTTAATCTAGTTAATTGGTCTACAAATCTTTTTTCATACTGTTGAAGCATATCACTTTCACCCTTCATAAATATGTAAGCCTCAACTAATGAACCATACAAAAGTGCAAATGGAGCATTAGTACTTAACCAAGTTGTACCACTATCTGCCCCAGCGGTCAAACTTGCAGGCCTATAATAATAGTGAAGTTCTACTGCATAATTGCTGTTTGGTGTTGGTGCTATTAAAAAGTTATTTATGTCAAATATACCATAATATCGAGGTAATCCAGAACTTGCTGATGTTGGAAAAGCCTCTTGTAAAAAGTTAATATCTTTTAATTCTAATACATTTTCACTACCAGAAGTTGTTATTTGTAAAGAAAAAGAATTTAAATAATCTGTTGGAACTCTTAAAAATTTATCATTTTGAGTTAATGCACTTGTTACATTTTTTCTAAATACTTCTAAATCAACAAGTTTAAAAACTCTTTCTTCAGCAGCTTTTATAAAGTCAGATAAATGAGAAACAAATGATGTTTCAGTATTATCTGAGTAATCTTGTATTGCTGTTTTTAATTCTGCAAAAGTAAAACTCATTTAATTCTCCACAGTAACTGGACCTGCCGAAGCAACAGGGCCTCCAAAATCTATATTTAATCCTTCATCTACTTCTGTAACCGTTATTACAGCACCCATGTTTCCGTGAATACTACATTGATAGAATAATGTTGATGGAGCTCCTGAAGCAACTGTGATCTCAGTATAGGTTGATGTGGATGTTACACCTGTTGTATATTGTGTATTTTTTTCTGGATCTAAATAAAGCCTTAATGGATGTGAAGACATATCACTTGAACTCAGTGTAAACCTATATGTGCTTCCAACCTTAAATGTTAACTGAACATCTGCTGTAGCTGTACTGCCATTGATAGCATATTTATTAGAGGAACCAACATTATAACTTGGATGATTACTTGGATTGCCTCCAACCACTGTCACAGTATAATTGACTGACTCTGTTGCAGTAGAAATGTTTGGTATTGTAAACTTGTAAGTATCATCAGTTAAAACTGTTATAGAGTATCCTGTTGAAAGCTCCATAGCACTTTGTGTAATTAAACTTCCAACACCTAAAGAATTTCTAAATCTAACTGTATCTCCAGTTGTTCTTCCATGATTTGTTTCTTTTGTTGTAATAACTCCAGACCCAGAATGTGTGTAAGGATTTGGATTTAGTAGTCTTTCAATATCAGGCTCTGATCTTTTGTCTGGCCTTGGATCATTTAAAGACTGGGCATCTTCAGCTTTTATTTTGCCAAGAAAGTTTTGTGGATGATCTTGATCAACCATATCCTTGCCTACTCGTAACCCATTTCTTACCCCATTTCTAAATTCATACACAAGATCATGTAAATCATATCTAAACCCTGATCTGTCACAAAATCCGTATGCGTATTTTCCTCTAGCTTTTGTCACTGTCTAACTCATAAAAATACTTATCTGTTTCACCTAGTCTAAAATTTTGTCCATTCTCTACCTGATACTCTATAGTGCTAACCTTAAAATCAGGTTTTAGTGGTTTCTTTGGAGATAAAGAATTATCAAATATTCTAGTTCTATTATTTGGATACAAGCAATACTGACCATTATCTAATTCAATAAGATTAGATGATTTATGTTCTGCTGGAGTTTCGCTAGTACTGTAGTCGATTTGATCACAATCATAGTGATAGTTATCTAGTGTGCAAATGTAAGCACCTTTTTGTATACCATGATCTCTGGTGTATACTTCATATTCCATTGTCGATATAAACTGCTTCTGCACCGCTACGACTCCATAATCCATACAATTCCAAAACTGAAGGTTGGCAAGGTCCATATCTGTCTTGGGAACTTCTGGTCTAGAAACAAATGCTGATATTGGTAGCTTATCAAATAAAGCACCATAATCAGGCAAGTAAGTTTCAAAATAAAAAGCTCGCCCAGGAATAGATTTTGCTGTAACCCAAACACCTTTTACAAATTCTCCAAAACCATCATCTAAGTCCCTTAAGTATTCTTTTCTTACCCAAACTTCTATAGAAGGTAAATTGCATATAAGTCCTGCCATTATCTATTATTAAACATTAACCCTCTAGTTGCGGCTCCACCACCACGCATCTTCATAACCTTGCCACCTTTTTTCATGTAGCCCATTTTATTACGAACTGCCGTTGGTAACTTGCTTAAGCCTTTACCTTTACTACCCTGTGGAACAGCTTTTAAACCGCCACCACCTTTCAGTGTTTGTGGCTTAGATTTACCCATCATTTTATTAAGCATCTTCTTTTGCCCTGGCATTATAAATGGCGCTGCTCCTGAAGGCTTCTTATTTTGTTTTTTCTTTTTACCTTTTGTAGGTACTATTTTAATTGGCATTACACTCTCCTTGTCATTCTTCTTTGTCTTCTACCAGCAGTGCCAGTAAGTTTTTTCTTACCTATAGCAGCTGGTCTTTTTGTAGGCTTTGCAGCTAATGCTTTTGGCTTTGCTGTTGTCTTTTTCTTATTCATAGACATTTTAGTCATTTCAGATTTTGACATTCCCCTATATGGTCCACGACCTGTTGTTCCTACATCTCTCTTACTTCTATTTTTAGAAGATCCTCCCATCATACTAGTTGCACTATAGGGCAACTGTAATGTAGCTCCTGCTTTAATTTTATTAGGATCTTTTATATTTTTATTAGCACCCATAAGTTGTTTCAGGGTAAATCCTTTTGATTTTGCTATTTGTGATAAAGTGTCTCCACTTTTTATTTTGTACTGTGGCATAGTTAACTCCCAAAAAATGTGTTGTATGGTACAAATCTAGCAGATGCACTGTCTGAGTCTTCACCTGCTGCTAGTTCAAACTGAAACTCATATTCCTGCTTTAATGCAGCAACTCTATCCGAAACCTCTGGTCGCTTCATAGCTACATAGTAGGCAAGACCAGAAACTAAACAAGGCACAAACCTAGGAGGAATAAAGGATGTGGTAGTTCCTGATAT